ATCATTTACGTTAGCAATCGTTTCATCACCACGCTTGATTGGTGTGTATTTAGGTTGATTTTCAACTGTTTGTGAAGCTTGTTTTTTGACTGCTTCCAACTCTTTTTGGTGTTGAAGTTCAGCTTCTTTTTGTTTCTTTTCAAACTCTTCCTTTTGATGTTGAAGTTCTGCTTCTTTTTGTTGGGCAACCGCTTGTGATTGCTTTTTGATGTTGTCTACTTCATCAGTAATCATTTCGGTTACTTTTGGTAATCCCTCAGTATTCAAAAGAGCTTGATATTTTTCTCTTGAAATGAGTTGTTCATCAACATTTGCGATAAGACATGCATTGGTGATTGTTTTTTCAATCATTTCAAGGTTTAATTTGTCATTCTTTTCTTTTTCCATTAAAGCATTGAATTGTGCTTCAACTTGTTCTTCAAATTTCTTTTTGGATGTTGAAGCGTTAAGCCATTTTTCATCAAAAACGAACTGATCAGCATATTTCTTTGAAATCATCTTTCTAGAAATCAATACTTCTTTTAGTTGATCAATAGCTGCTTGACGTTCTTTTCTAAGAGCTTCTTTTTGCTTTTGAACAAATACATCCACATTTTCAGCCACAACACTTGCAGTATCATTTAAAGCTTTAACAACTTTATTTACCTTTGCTTCAAATTCTTGATAAGGCTCAATGTATGCTTTTTTGACTGCTTTTCTTTCATTTTCTAATTTTTTAGCATACGAACGATATAATGGAACCATTCCAGTTTTAGCTTTAACAAAATCTTTGTAGTTCTTTTCATCTACAACCACACCTTTTTTAGCTTCAATTGCTGGAATCAATTTGATCATTTCATCAATATTTGAGACAATCGCTTCATTTGCTGGTCTTTTTTGAACTTCTAATGAAAGGTGTTTTTCATCAATGTCAACGTGTTCTTCAATAACTTCAGCTTTGGCCTCAACGACCTTTTCTTCTTCAGTTGGTCTAAAGAATTCGATAACGCTGACAACTTTATAACGTTCATCTAACACTTGGTTAGCCGGTTGCCAGAAGATTGCATTATCTTGTTTTAAAATGACAAATGCTTTATCTCCTGGATATGTTAGTTTGACAACTGGTTCTCCATTCACAAGAAAGCAGTTGTTGATTGATAGGAAGTTGATAACTTTATCAAATTCTTCTTTGGTTGTGATTTTTACAGCTACTAGCTCATTAAGTAGCCCTGATTGAAACTCATTCATTTTCTTTTTTCTCCCTTCTACGATAAAAACTTATTTATGAAATACACTTGACCTTTACCTGTTACTTTAGTAGTCAATGTAATCCTTGTACTTCCATCTGGATTAGTAATTGTTCTTTCTTTGACTTCAAACAATCCAAGATCCATTGATTTTTGAGTAGGCTGATTGTAACGTTCACCCTTTTTAATTAGATATTCGTTTTCTCTCATCCACTCAAACAAACGATTTTGACCAATCTCATAGCCATTTTGTCTGATAAGCTTTGCCAACTGACCAATCAAGATTGATTCATTGCTGGCACTTACTGCATCAGCAAATAGAGCTTTAGGTTTCAATTCTTTATTTTCTAGTAACAATGCATCACATCGACTTTTTAAATAATCCATTGAACGTTGAACTAAAAATTCAGGATCATTTAATTTTTTCTCCATTTCATTGAATGCCTCAATATATTTAACTTTCCAATCAAGAGCTTCCTTTCCTGTGAATCCCATAACCAATAAGCTGAAACCATCTCTATTCATTAAATACATAGGATATTGTCTACCTCTATTTTCATAAGAAGTTTCATATATCATTGATTTCGTGGCTGAATTTTCAGCTACGAGATTTCCAATTGTTTGCAACACATTTTTGTGTTCTTTACCAAAATTTTTAGCAATCTCTAAGCTACTTACTAGCATTTGATTGTTTTCATATTTAATTTGAATTTCGTTCATATAGGCTCTCCTTTCTAACTGACTTCTTTTAATTCCTTATTCCTATTTTCTAAAAATGGTGGTGGTGTTTGACTTTGGATTAAATTCCAAAACCACAATTCCGTTTTTAATAGATACTTTGCGTCAAGAACAAGATCATCATAGTGAAGATAAACAACTCTTGTTTCTTGCTTCCCTGCACCATTATTTGCCCACGGAATATCAAGAATTGCATATAAGACAAAATGCCTTAATCCAGTGGTTATCATGTAATGCAATACTTGGAAATAGTAAGTAATTGGAATGTGATCATTGGCCCATTCTTTTAACATTGCACCATTTTGAATAGTTGTTGATTTGATTTCCAACCCCCATTTTTCTTTGGTTACAATTTCAATCATTGCCCCATCTAAATTAGCTCTTAAAAATGGATATTTCTTGTTTGATAAACTGATATCTTTCGTATCAACTAATTCAAACTTGTTTTTATAGAGCACACCGAACAATTCAATAAGGACAGGTTCTAATGCATTCCCTTTTTCGATTGCTTCACTCGTTTGAAATACAGGCTTTTTAACACCTGTCTTTTCCTCCCACAATTCATAAGGTGTTTTGTAATTGTTTACGTTCATTACAATTCCTGCATCAGAACCACCAATTCCTTTTCCTCTTAATTGATGCCAATGTTTTTTGTCTTTGACATAATCGACATTACAATTAGGAAAGAACTCCTCATAGTTCGTAGTTTCCATTTTCTAGATCCTTTTTAGCACTTGCTAATTCCTGATTGAGATAACCAAGTTGAAGATAATCATCACTGTCTAGATGATCCTTACATTCCATGCAAATGATTGAACTCTCTAAATCAGCAACTCTTTCTTCTAATTCTTTCTTTTTCATCCTCTAAAGCTCCTTTAAATTGTTCTTGGATATAGTTATCCAATTCTTTTCTGCAATGCATGAAAGCATTTTTAGCCGGTGTAAACATTTCTTTGACCTTTTCAATGTCAATATTGATTGGAGCCATTTCTAAGAAAAGACTTCCTAAGATGTTCCAATCAGCATCAGTTAATACCGAAAGTGCATCTCCATCTTTCTTGATGCTTAATTCTAATTTAAGTAATGGTACTGCTGGTCTTTCATCTGTTTCCTTTTCAGTTGAACCAATTTGAACAACCTTGACATCTGCACCTGCAGCTTTTGCGGTTTGGATGATGTCTTCTAAATCTTTTTTTGTCATATTTTATTCCTCTCTTTTTATATAGATTTCTACTGTGTACTTTTGCGTTTTTGGACTGTCAACGAAGATATCTATCTTGTTTCCTTTGATAGCTCCTCCACAGTCTTGAGCTACATATTCATTGCCATTAATCAAGACTATAGAACCATATGGAATGATTGAAGGATCTACCGCAATAGTTCTTCCTTCTTCAGCAATAGCACCTGTAGAAGTTAAACGACCGTAAATATCTTCTCCAGGCCAATAGTAAGTAACAGTAAATTGGCCAAGAGCTCTTCATTTTTGAAGCTCTTCTAATTGAGCTATGAGATACTTGTTATCCTCTTGAACACTGTCATATAAATCTTCAAAGCGATTCTTATCAGATAAAGCATCACTGTAATAATCTTCCAAAAGAGAAATCTTTCCCTTTTGTTGTTGAATTTTTGTTTCATAAGCATCCAACTTGTTTTGGTAATAACAAATTGGAGCGATGATACAAAACATCACTAATATTGAAATAAGAAAATATGTTCTTTTTTTGACTTTCATATTGCATTTTCTCCTTTAATGACTTAAAATTTATTTGCTATGTTGTGTGCCTAGATATAGGCACCTTTTTTATATACTCCTGACTATGATTGCTAAACAGTTAGCGATAAAACAACCGATAACAATAATCGTGGCCAAACCTCTTGCTGATAATTTCATAAATCACACCTCCTTTTCGTTCACTTCAAACATTGCAATGTACTCACATTTTTTAAGAAACTTTTCCTCATGTGTTGTAAGGCCACCTGATAGAAATAAGTTTTTAACTTCTACTTCAAA